ATTTACTTGTAACTAATAACTTAATTGGAAAATACGAAAAAGTAAAAGAAGGAGAAAAAATAAAATACTATTACCCTAAAGAAAATGACAAAGGCTGGGATGTGTTTGCTTATTCGCCTGGAAACTATCCAACTGAAGTAGCTCTACCTCTAGATTATGATAAGCAATTTTTTTCATTAATAGTTGAACCTATCAATAGACAGTTAGTGGCTTTAGGTTTAACAGAATTTAATGTTCATTTAAAGAGAAATATAGAAATGGTTAAAACAGGTTCTAAGAAACCACTGAGCGATGAAGACAAATATCCTCTTTATATAATAAATGAAAAGACATTAGAGTATGAAGAAATACCTGAAAGATTTTGGAATATAATAGGTAACCCTAATGCTGAAATAAAAAACGATGACTTTACAGAATATTTAAGTATAATATCTAAGTATGGGTTAAATACAAAGGTTGTTCCAAATTCTAAATTACATCAATTTAGAAAAAGAACAGCAAAAAGATTAAAAATAGAATTAGAAGAGTATTCCCAAGAAGAAAAACCTCAAGTAGAACTTAAATTTTAATAGATGATAATCGATTTAGATACTAATACTACTCTCCCTAATTTCTTAAAAGATTTAGTTTCAAACCGTTTTCCAAACGACTCAATAAAACAAGAAATAGATTTTTCAAATCCTAAAAAAATAAACCTAGCATGTCCTATATGCGGTGATTCTGAAAAAAAGAAATCTAAAAAAAGAGGAAACATATACTTAGAAAGTAAAACTTATAAATGCTATAATGATGGTTGTATGATATTTATGACCCTGGATAAATTTATAGCTAAATATTGTCAGGAATATAGTCTAATGCCACCTGATATGTTTGTTAAAGGAGAACTAGAAGCTAATGTAAAATCTAGAAAAAAATTATCTCTTCTTAATTTTTTAATAAACGACAATCTAAAAGAGAAATTATTAGACATAGATTATTTTACACATAGGTTTTCTTTAACTAGAATAAAAAAATCAAAAAATTCTAATTGTAAAGGTTATGCAAAAGCTAGAAAACTAGATATATGTAATTCTTTTTTAGAATGTTGTTATGAAGATTCTAAATCAGAAAAAATATTCATCTTTAACAAGGATGATGTATCTAATAAGATATTAGGGTATTCGGTTAGGGCAATAGATGATAATTATAGAGGCCCTAAATACAAAATGATGAATTATTCCGAAATAGATAAGGATATTTCCAGGTTATTTATGTCCAAAGATCAGTTAAATGAAATAGATTCATTAAACAATATATTTAATATTCTTAATGTAGATTTTAAAAAAATTATAACTATTTGTGAAGGGCAGTTTGATTCTATGTTTCTATATAATGGAATAGCCTCAACTGGTACTGGAAAAATTAAAGAAACAATCTCAATGTTATCTGAAGAAACTAAATTTAGAATATTGTTTGACAATGATAAAGCAGGTAAAAATCAATCAATAAAACTTTTACAGGATGGATATACGGTTTTTATGTGGTCAAAATTAATAAAAGATTTAAAGAAAGATTTTCCTCATGAATTAATAGACATTAAAAAAATAAATGATGTAAATTCATTATATGTTTTTTTAAGCTCAATAAATGGTCCAATGTTTAATATTAAAGAGTTTAATAGCACTTTAAATGCTTATTTTACAAATTCAATGTTTGACATACTGTATTTGTAAATAAATAAAAAAAATAATACTAATTATTAAAATGGAAAAATTAATAAAAACATTAGCTGAGTTTAAAAATCACGGTCTAAAGAACCCAGAAAAAGCGGACCTTGATAAAAACAATGAATTATCTTCTTATGAAATAAAAAGAGGAAAAGCAATAGAAGACACTATGGGAGAAGGTCCAAGCGAGGATGAAGAAACAGTTAGTGAACTAAATTTAGCTGAAGATATAATAGAAGATTTAGTAGATGCAGTTGGTTCTGAAGAAGATGTTGAAAGAGCAGCTGAAGAAGCATACAACGACTTAAAAAATGCGTATGACTCTAACGAAATAGAAATGATGGATAAAGACGGTGTTCCTGAAAATTTAGCAATGTCAGCATTGGTAGTAAAGCTCGTAGAACAAGGTAAATTAGACCCTAAAAAGGCCGATGCCTTCATTGGAGATAATGCTGATGATTAATGTCTAATAAAAATAATAAGTCTAAAAGTATAAAAGATACTCTTAAACCTAGAAGAGGAAAAATTAGGCAAGGATATTTTGTTCCTAAAAATCCTGAAAAATACGAAGGCGACGTTTCTCAAATAATATACCGATCTAGTTGGGAATATAAATTTTTAAAGTTTTGCGATGACAATGAAAAAATATTAAAATATTCCTCAGAACCAGTAGGTATAGCCTATTGGAATCCAGTTAGTAAAAAAACTTGTAAATACTGGGTAGATGCATATATTGTAACAAAAGATAAGAGTGGAAACTTTAAAAAATGGATTTTAGAAATAAAACCCTTAAAATATACCCAGCCCCCTAAACCTGTTAAAAAAATGACTGAAAAACAAATGAAGCAATATCTCAGTCACACTAAAGCATATCTAGTAAATAGAGCTAAATTCGAGGCTGCAAAAGATTACGCTGATTCCAAAGGAATAAAATTTGGAATAATAACTGAAAACTTTCTATTTAATAACTTTAGATAGAAACAAAACTTTTTACACAGATATTGTAGAATAATATTAAGCAATAAAATATATGGCTAAGTTACTAAGAGAAATAAGCTTAAAATACCAAATAGAAGATCCTTTTAAAATTGTAGAAGATCATGGCATAGCCATGACACCTTCTCTTATACCTGGTCACATGTATTCATTAGGTATAGACCCTGGTTTTCAAATATCCCCTGAGTTAATACCTTTTGATCAGCAAGAATATAAAGAAAATATAGGGGAAAAGCTAAATATAACAAAAAAGCCTTATTATGATATAATGCCCATTGGCATCGCCTTAAGTTTAAACAATGAAAACTATCAATCCATTCTTAATTTAAAGCTAATGGAACCAAAGTATAGGAGGCTTGTGCTAGATTCTTATTATGCATTAATGAATGTTAAAAACAATTTTATAGAGCCTTATGTTAGTGAAGATTTAAAAACAATAGAAGCTCCTTTAAAAGAGAGGCTTAGAAATCAACAATATTTACAACCTTTCTTAGCTGTAAGTGAATCTTTTATGAACAAAGTAGTTAATGCTAATGTTAGCTTTGCAGTTAAAAACTATGAGATAAATAGTATAAAGAAAGTTAGATTACTAGATTGGAACACTCTTCCTAGTTTATATAATATGGGAATAACTTCAAATGGTATTACATTCAATCAAAAGATTGGAGGATTACAGGGAATATTTGAAAGATTTGAATCTAAATTCTTTTAATAGATAAATATTTATAAAATATAATTACATATAATGGCAGGATTTTTAGAAAATACAGTAAATAGATTAAGTAGTAGATTATCTGCATTAAGTAGATTTAATGTAAGGCATGAAGACCTGCTTCTCAAAAATTCACAAGCTATAGGGTTTATTGAAAGTCAATTAATGGCTAGAAGTAATGAACAATATGGTCAAAACGAAATGATGAGAATGTCTATGGCAATCTCTGATACTACTTCTCAATTAAGAACAAAGGCTGTTGCGTTCTTTCAATTAGATTACGCTATAAAAAGAGAAAGACTTAGAGACATTGCATCTAATGGGGAAATAGAATTTGTACTAGAAACAATTACCGATGATGTAATTGTATATGATGACGAAAACATGTTTTGTCAACCTTCTGACCCAGTGGGTAAAATGATGTATAAAGGAAATTCAAAGGAACAGAGATTAAAATATCAAGATAATGTAATAAGAAAATATAATGAAAACTTTCATAAAATATACAATTCATGGGGCTTTGGAGAAGGTATATCTGCCTGGCAATATGTATATCAATATTTAGTAGAAGGCCATTTAGCCTTTGAAATAATATATGATAATCCTCAAAAACCTAGAGAGATAATAGGATATAAGGAATTAGATCCAACTAGCGTAGTTCCTCAATTATCAAAAGATAATGCAGGTAAATTATTTCTACAATGGACTCAATACACTCCTAATAGTACAGAAACCAGAACGCTTACTGATTCTCAAATAATTTACCTATCTTATTCTAATCATTTTAGAACAAAGAGAGTTAGCTTTGTAGAACGATTAATTAGATCATTTAACCTATTAAGAATAATAGAACAAAGTAAAGTAATATGGCACGTTATGAATGCGCCTATTAGATTAACTACAACGGTACCCGTTGGTTCTAAATCAATTCAAAAGGCACAGGAAGATGTCAGGGAGTTTTTAAATATTCTTAAAGAGGATATTAACTTTGATAATGAATCAGGTGAAATAAAAGTAAATGGACAACCTAACATTTTATTCTATAAAAATTATATTCTCCCGGTTAATGATAGAAATGAACAGGTAAAAATAGAACCTTTACAATATCCCGGTCCTAATTTATCTGGTTCCGAGTTACTTAATCACTTTTTAAAGAAATTAAAAATGGATTCTAAAATACCATATTCACGTTGGGAAGGTCAATCTGGAATGGGAGCATTTACACTTAATGCAGAAGGTATAACCCGTGAAGAAATAAGATATAATAAATTCATAAATAGAATTAGAACAACTATACAAGAACTTATAACTAAACCGCTGTGGTTACAAATGGAATTAGATATACCTCAAATAAAAGGAGATCATAAGTTTAAGAATGCTATAGGTGTTGTATTTAACAATGATAATTTATTTGAAGAAATGAAAGAAAGAGAAGTAGCTAACAAGAGATTAGCTAGCTTTACTGCTATGAAAGGTGTAATGAATGACGACGGCACTCCATATTTCTCTACTGAGTATCTAATTAGAAAAGAACTCAAAATGTCCGATGATGAAATTGCAACTAATAAAAATTACATCATACAGGAACAGGAGGAAAAAGAAGAAGCTGAGCAACAAGCAGCAGCCGCTCCAGGAGGAGCCGATGCAGCTGGAGCCCCAGACGCAGGAGCAGCAGGAGCAGCAGCAGCCGCTCCAGGAGGAGACGCAGCAGCCCCTGAAGGAGGAGGTGAAGTAGTGGATGGTGGTGAAACTAAAGGAGAAGGTCAATTATAACATTTTCGCTTAATTAATTTATCCGTAGAATATTCCAAATGGATTATCTCCGTCTATATTTATTTTTAACACAAAAACGTCTCTATCTTTTTCATCGGTATATTTAGCAGGCGTTACGTCAATATTTTTTATTTTAGAAGAGGAAACATATCTTTCTATTTGTTCATTGGCTTCATTTGATAATCCAAATGGATCCGTATCAAAGTCAAAAAGATATTTATTAACATCTAACCCAAAATTAGGTTCTCCTAGCACACTACCTTTTTCTGTAAGAACAGTCATTTTTATTTGAGATATTGCTTCCTCTGTATTATCAGAGACTTGTAGTATTCCCTTTTTATAATTTGGATCATCTTCCGATCTCATATATATGTCTTTAAGACTAGTTCCCATTTTAGTATATTATTTTATTGTCTGTATAAGTAAATCCAATCCGGTGTATTTTCTTTACTCATCATATCTTCAACTGCCTTTATTTCTGCTTCGGCTGTTGATGTAATTGATTCATAACTTATTGCTACATTACCAGGCAGTGTGTATTTAAAGGTTTGTAACATATGAGCAAGCCTTACTTTACATTTAGCCCTTACCCATCTTTGAAAGATTTCATCTTCATATAGTTTGTCAACCTCTAACTTTTTATAAAATTGTATAACTGCGTCTACTTTTGGGGTTCTTCCAACAATAGTTAATAATTTACTATTTTTATTATAATCGTAGGCTATAGTGTCTAGTACAAGCCCCCTCGTTAAATCTAGAAAACTAAATA